TAAATATGCTATAGGTACTTCGTGTGATACTTTCATTAGAATGGAGAGTCAGGATTATCTATTTTTATTTTAGGTGGACGACCACGACGTGGTTTGTTTACCCTATTAAGTTGTTGATATTTTGATTGACAATGAATATAAAACTGCTTTAATGTACCATCAAATTCAAGTAACTCATTTTGGTAATCTTCTCGAGTCATTTTGAATGTGTTGAGAAAATCACGTTGCAATTGTTCGAGATTTTCCTTTTCATACTTTTCATGGTCTTCACGCAAACGGCGTCTGCGGGTACGATCAACAGCGGTTTCAGTAGCCCATTCACGGCGGTCAGTAAATTGTTTTGCTTTTTGATCAATTTCCCAATCACAATAATAAATTTGCCAACGGTATGGACTATCATTGTAATCACCATTTTCGATTTTGTCGAGCAATGGAGAGTATTTGTGGAGCGCTTTGCCCATACGAGTCCAGCGACGCCACCAGAAAAATTGATTATAATTCAGCTTTTGGAGCTTTGACAAATTCTTTTCGATAACCTCAATTGAATGCATGTATTAAATATACATACAAAGGTTCAAGTTTCCAAATTTATCTTGCACCTCCCTCATAAGGGACTGCTAAACCTTCATTAATGAGTAATTCGTTTAAATTGACAGTATCGTGTATGCTACGTTTTATTTTTATTTCGCCTAAACACCTACCATATTTTCCTACTCCTTTAGAATATAGAATAAAATTACCATTAGTTGAAGCTAATAATTCTTCTACTCTAGCTTTTGCTTTTAATCCTTTTTCTTTTTCCTCTAAATCTTTAGTTCTGGATTCATAAGCATCTATTCCGTTTAGTCTAATTCTAACGTGTTTCCAAGTGCTAAATCCTAAATCTACCATAGCATCTATGGTGTCTCCGTCAACTACTCTATCGAGTTTAGCATTATAACAATATAAAAACATTATTTGTTTTGGTATTTTTTACTAGGGTAAAAAAATTTGTAATGAAAGTAAGAAGCCCAAGTAAAAATTAAAGCTAATCCTATATTTAATACTACTTCACTCCAGGGAGGAGATGATAAGGTTAAAACATTAAATAAAGAACCTGCTATAAAAGCACTAAGCCCAGTTTTTAAAGTCCAATGATGTAATGCTTTCCACTTATGAACAATACTAGATTTATGAGCAAATAAAGCTAAAAAAAATAAAGTACCTGCAGCGCAAAGTACTATATTACAAATTAAGTTAATTATTACTAGAGTCATTTTCTTTTTTATTAAACCATTTGTGATAAAAATGTTCTACTACTTTTAAACCTCCAAATCCAATTACGAAAGCCATTCCAAAATGGAGGGATTCATTATCAGAACCCATAGCATCAATTACTATTGGGGTAAGATAATTAGCGGACATAGTACCACCAATAATAGAAATGATTTGTTCTTTAAGGTTTAAATCCTTTTGCTGTCCTACTAGTAATAAACTTCCAAAAAAGCCAGATACTGCTAACCCAACATTGATTCCTATTCCTAGTAAAAATTCTTTCATTGATTAATTTGATTCGTAAACTTTAGTAAGTTTTTTATTAGTAAAAATTAAAGAATCTAAATATTCTACTTGAGAGTAAGTTTCATCTAACTCTGATTGGAGGATATTGTTTTCTTCTAATAACACATTATAAGATAATATATATCTTTGAATTATTTCTTCAGTGTTTTCTACTTGATATTGAGTTGATTCTAATTTTTCTAAAGTAGCTTCAAGTTGAATACTTTTATCTTTAATAATACTGTCTTTAATAGCTAATTTTCTTTCTAATTCAGCAATTAATTTTTCTTCTTGGGAAACAGTATTTACTAAATTATAAATTTTTCTATTAAGAAGATCTTGTTCTTTTTCTCTTTTACTCATAACTTCGTCAGCCATTTCTAAAGTAGATTCTATATTATCAAGAAGTGGAGATGGTGAAATTGTAACTACAGTATCAGAAACAGGTTCAATAGTAGTAGTGGTAAGACTAGGGGGTGGTGAAGTTAAACCACAGCCTATCATAAATAAAAGGGGGATTAATCGTTGGTACCTAAACATTCTAGTAACTTTTCGTTAATTAATTCTAACTTATCTTCATATCTAACAATAGTAGTTTCTAAAGATTCAATTCTTTCTTTGTGATCATCAATTCTTTGGATACACGAAGATTCTAAATTTTTTAATTGTGCTTCATGAATATTCATCATATCCATGTACAAATACCCTATTACAATTAAAGCTGCAAATGCTATTGCTGCAACAGGGTTTTTAGTAAACTGCTCAAAGCTTATGGGTGCCTTCATATTTTGTGTAAAATTATTAGGGGCCTAACCAGCATTTTATAACTGATTAGACCCCTAAGTTTGGTTAAAGATATTTTAAGCTTCTGCTTCTGCTTTTGCTTTATTTTTATCTACTACTGACCAGACACCACCAACGATTGTCATTACAGCACCAAATAATTCAGCAAATAAAGCGTCATCAATAACGCCCTGTGTTACCAACACACCACCAACAAACGTCAAGGCGTGTCTAATAATTCCTAATGTTTTTTCTTTCATAATATTAAAATTTTATAGGTTTGTTATACATATTGTGTTTTTTTTATCCATCGCAAGAAATGCAATTAGCTGTTCTACTGCCTAAATCACCCTTTATAACGCTGTCCGTGCGAAGATAATAGAGTGTTTTAACTCCCAGCTTATGAGCTTCCATATGAACCTGATTAATCCATCTAGGAGAGTCAGTAGGGTCAAACGAAAGATTTAAAGATTGTGTTTGATCAATATACTTTTGTCTAGTAGCAGCTTGTCTAACCAATTCAAGTTGATTTACTTCACTAAACGTTAAAAATACTTCTTTTTCTTCTTCAGTAAGAACATCATGTGGAAGATTTTGTACTGATCCATTGTCAGCTAAAATAGCATCCCATACTTTTTCAGTATTATGTCCTTTACCTTCCAACAAACATTCTAATTCTTTGTTTTTTACAATAAAAGTTCCTTTAGCACCATTAAAAGTATAGATGTTAGCTGGGATTGGTTCAATACCTGCTGAGCAATTATTAAGTCTAGAATTTGATACTGTAGGTGCAATAGCAAGTAAATGAGTGTTTCTCATACCTGTACCTTTACACCAAACAGGTTCACCATATTCTTGAGCTAATGCTCTTGAAGTTGCTTCTGCTTTTTGTCTAATATCACTAAAAATAGTATGAGTCCAAGCTGTTGAAGCAATAGAGTTAAATGGTAATCCTTTCTTTTGGAGGAACGAATGCCAACCCATTACACCCAAACCCAATGCTCTACCCTTTTGGGCGTGGCGGTGAGTTCGGATTAATGAATCTTTACCATTAGATTTATCTATAAATTCTTGCATGACTCCGTCGAGGAACCTGATCGAGGTTTCAACGACGTCTGTGTCTTTCCACTCATCATACTTCGCAAGATTGAGGGAGCTAAGACAGCAGATAAAGGAATGTTCTTCATCGGTATGTAATGTTATTTCTGTGCATATATTAGTCATACTTACATCAAGATTGTTCATAGCATATGCTAACGGATTATTTTTGTTAACATTATCTTTAAACATGATGTAAGGTTCACCTGTTTCTACACGGGTTTTTAAAATTTCAAGCCAAATTTCCATTGCCTCACTATCTCGGTCTTGTAAACGACGCATAAAAGCATCATCTACAACTACACATTGGTGAAGGTTAAGACATTGTCTATTTGGATCACCCTTTGGTCTTCGAATTTGCATAAATTCTTTAATATCAGGGTGATTGATATCTAAGTTTACTGAAGCAGCACCTCTACGAACTGAACCTTGGTTAGTTGCTATAATTGCCGAATCGTAAATCTTACACCATGGTACTACACCTTCTGATTTGCCATTACCTGTAATTGTTGTGCCTCTGGGTCTAATTCTGCTTACCGAAATTCCAACACCACCTCCAAGGGCAGTTAATTTCATAAGTTCCGCATTAGTAAGACCAATCCCACGAATCGAATCAGGGGTATCAATCCCAAAGCAAGATATAGGTAAACCACGGTCGGTACCGGTGTTAGATAATACAGGGCTAGCAAGCCCAATCCAACCGTTCCAAATGTACTTAAAAAACTTGCCTTCAAGTTCTGGTTTACGTATTCTTTCCGCGATTGCTTTGGCAACCCTTCTATATGCTTTTCTAGGTGTTTCATCTGGGAGTAAATATCCTTTTGAGATAGTTGCTACGCCTACCTCATCCATCCATTCAGGGTAATCTTTACCTTTTACCCAATTTGTTGTATCTGCTATAATGTTTCCGTCCATAATTTAAAATATTGATTCATCCCACTGTTTTGTTCCCTTAGAATAATTTGTAACTCTGTTAGCAAAGAAATCAGTATGTTGTTTTCCTGCTGATAAAGAATCAAACCATTTCATTCTCTTAAGAGCATTAGGATCAATTCCATTAACTACTCCTTCGTAACCTAAGTCACTCATTTTTGTATTAACTCGATTTTTAATAAATGAAATTAAATCGTCCTTAGCACATCCTTCAAGGTCACCCAATTCATAAACTTTCTCAATAAAGTCTAGTTCAAGTTGTAATGAAAGAAGAGCTGCTTCTGTTATTGCGGTTTTGAGCTCTGGAGTGTCGAGCTCAGGGTTTTCCTCGATAAGTGTTCTAAATAACCAACATCCCGCTTCGGAGTGCATACTTTCGTCTCTAATACTCCATTCAACAATTTGACCCACTCCCTTAAGTTTGTTTCGCATCTTAAAAGAGAGTAGTATGGCGAAAGATGAAAAGAGGTTAACTCCTTCTGTGAATGCTGAGAATATTGCGAGTGATTTGGCAATTTCGTGCCAATCTTTTTCGCCATTAAAACTATCCCTAACTGACATAAGGTTGTCAATTTTAGCCATTGTAGTTTCGTCTTCGAGAAATTCGCTAAAGTCGTCGAGTCCAAGTTCTTCATTTAATAGTGAGTAAGCCTCCGCGTGTATGGTTTCAAAGGCGCCAAATGTGGTCGCCATCATAATTATTTCGGGCTTTCGGAACCATTTAGTTACTAAACCACTCCAATAATCATTTACTACTGTTTCAGTTTGTGCAAAGCCTTTTAGAATAGAACCTATAATATTTTTTTCAGTTTCGTTTAAGTTTTGTTTCCAATCATTAATATCACTCATCATAGGCACCTCAGTATGTAACCAGTGCGCTTGTTGTTGTTTAAGCCAATATTCATGGGCTTTTGGGTATTCAAAGGGTTTATAAACGACCCTTTCCGTAAGTAAATTACTTTTAGACATTCTCAGTTTATTGTTTTTAAGTGTTTAATTGAAAAAATTGTTGCGCTAAAACGTCTCGATCTAAAGTAGTTAAATTTGTACCTTCAATCTGTTGAACAGGACGAGGACTATCACTATCATCAAAATGGTGATCCGTAACTTCAAAATGGCCAGTAGATGTGTCTGCTACTACTGAGAATGTCATTCCGTCCATTCCGTATCTGTTTTTCATAATGTGGAATCTACCTGTGCCATTTACTTTATCCTCTTTTTTACGTGAAAGAGATATAGCTATATCGGTAATCATGATTTTGTCATAGCTACCAGCAGCTTTATCACCTTCAATTACATCATCCTTTGCCCCTGCTCTATTTACTTGGGAAACAGACCAAACAGGCAATTGTAACTCTTTAGCAAGACCTTTAGTGCTTAGATAAATATCATCTATTTCTCCTTTCCTATCACTAACTCGTTTCTTTGATGAAAGAAGATCTACATAATCAATAATAATTAAATCAGGTTTAAAAGTTAAGTCTTCACATTTTTGTAAATGTGAACGAAGTGTGTTAATGGTTGCTTGTCCCGGGGCATATTCTTTAATAATAAGTTGACCTGGGAGTTCTTTGGTTATTTCTTCGATTCGTTCTCTATGTTTAAATAGTGTATCTACTGGCTTACCTGTGAAGAATGCATCATAGCGTCGTCCTACATAATCCTCGCCAAGTTCTAAAGTATAGTGCACTACATTATAACCCATCTTTACGGCATACCCACCAAGCGCAACCAAAGTCCATGACTTACCACCTCCAGGGTTACCAAATATAAGACCAAAATCTCCGTTACCCAGACCCCCCTGCATAAGGTCATTAAATTTACCCCAAGGGGTTGGTACAATAGTTCTTGCTTCTTCTCGGTAACGAGCTTCTGTATCTTTAATATATTCATGTCCTATATTTTTTTCAGCACCTGCTTTTAAAGCATTATCAATTAATCCTCTAATAGATTCAAAATCACCTGAGTTGAGTAAGTCTACTGAGTTAAGTAGGGCTTTTTTTAATTGTTGATTTTTACAAAATGAAGAAAATTCCTTTTCAACATATTCTAAATCTTCATTAGATGCCTGGTAGGCTTCTCTAAGTTGTTCTTTGATTGAAAGTTGAAGTACTTCATTTTCAACCTTTTTCATTTCTACCTTCAACACCTCCATTGTTGGTGTTGTATGGTATTTTTCATAGTAATCTAAAATCTGCCCAATAACCCACTTATGAGCATTATTATCAAAATATTCTTCACTTAATACATCATGTATATTTTGAAGAAACTCCTTATGTGTAAGGAGTGATGATAATACTTTTATTTGAAATGATGTACCGTATGTCGCAAGAGAATTTAACGTCAAAACCTTAATATATTAATCGTGTGAATGTATCTTTTAACCAAAACTCTGTATTCTTAATGAGATGGTTTAACCCATCTTCACTATATAAACTCATAAACTCCAAGATACGTAATTCATTGAGTTGTTCCAAGGGTAATTGTGAAAGATATTCCTTTTCTTCCTCTGAGATCATTGGAATTTCCAAATCCATAATTTTTTTAGTATTTAGAAGCTTGTCCCAATCTTGAATTACTCGTGCATATACTACACTTTCCTTGAGTCGTTCCTCACTTAAATCAAATAACCTATCAAATGGCATAGGACCATCTGCTAGTTCAGGAAATCTTTTAAGTACACCCTTTTTACCTAACCCTTTAATACCAGGCACTTTATCAGAAGCATCCCCTAATAATACTTTATAATGGAGAAAATTTTCAGGGACAATACCAAATTTTTGTTTTACAGTAGCAATGTCGTAGAATTCCCTTTCTATTGGACGATAAACCGTAATGTTATCATCTACCAATTGAAGAAAATCTCTGTCACTAGAAACAATATACGACTTTGTATTAAAACGTTTAGCCATGTCCTTAGACATATAAGCTATAATGTCATCTGCTTCTACTTTATCTATTGATACTACTTTAACTGGGAGACATTTTAGGTATTGGATTAAACGAATGATTTGATCTACTTTAGCGTCATTTTCGTCATCAACACTTTCAAAAATATCCCAATTTGTAATTCGGTTTATATTCCTACCTGTTTTGTATTCGGGAAGCAGGTACCTCCTGTTAGTGGAGGCACCCACTCCGTCGAACACGATATATATTGAGGTTGGTTGTATTTGATTTATAAGAGCACCTAAAGAACGGAGAAAGCCAGCTAAACCTCCAATGTGATTACCACTTCCGTTAACAAAATTTAATATAGCAAAGTTTCGTAAAAACAGGTTAAGGCCATCTATAAAAATAACTCTTTCGTGTTGCCCAGGTTTAGTTGAACTTTCCCCTTGCTCAAGGTTATTGAGCATCTTTAAATAATCTTTCTTAATCATTAATCTGGTTCTTTTTCGAATGAAGAAATATCTTGTACTTCTTGGTCTTCTTCCATGATATCAAAATCAGTACCTCCTAAAACTTTAGCCCATGCTTTGGCATGATCAGATTTATATTGTTTGATTTCTTTATCATTATCATTAATGAACCCATGGGGTGTCATAACAATTTTACCTCTAGTAGTAACTCCGTTAATGTGGTTTTTATCAATTTGAACATTAGTACGTTTAGCAAATTCCACCTGCTTACCATCTTTAATTGCTTTAATTTTAGATGTACCTGCAGACATTACATTACCAAATGTAACCACAAATGTTGAATCAAACCACATAGCGTATCCACCTTTATTCATCAACTTAGGTTGTCCCATAGGGGATTCAGGTTTAAGTGTCCACACCTTATTAATACATACAAGTGTATTAGTATATGGGCTGCTTTCCTTACGTGAAAGTACAATACGCTGGTTTACATTATTACCAAATTGGGTAGACATAGCACCAGCATTCCATTCGTTGTTATTTTTGTTTGACTTGAGTGACATTTCACATGGTACTGAGCCAATTGAATCCCACAAGAACAATAAGTCATAAGGTAGGTTACCTTTCTTTTGTTCATCAATCAAATCCAAAATAAACGCTGCTACGTCTTCAATCGAATTAATGGTTTCTCTATCTACATAGATAAATTGACCATTATAGTCTGTAATTTCACCTGTCTCTTCATCAACTACTTCGTTAATTTCAAGACCCATTTGTTTAGCATGTTCCCAACTCCATTTCATCTCTGTGATAATAAACACAGGGAGTATTCCCCTTTTCTGACCGGAGACAGCCGCCTCAATTAAGGCGGTTGTCTTACCGGTATCAGAATGACCTCTTAGCAAAACAATATGTCCTGCAGGTATGCCAGGAATTGAAGTTACATCCTGGAATGCTTGGGAAAGTGGAATCCATTGTTGGGGCTTAAACTTAGCATTAGCGTTAAGCATTTTTTTCTCCTTAAACTTAGACAAATCAAAATTTGCCTTAAGTTCCTTAGAGACAGCCTCCGTTAATGATGCTTTCTTTCCTCTAGGCATTAGCTAAACAATTCATCG